CCTGCTGGTGGTATGCCTCCCCCGTCTCCCCCTCCTGGTGGAATGCCAGGTCTTCCCCCTCCCCCAATGTAAGGAAACATCATGGATTTATTTAAGCCAAGAGGCAACGCAGCTCCCCGTAGACCCACTGACACTAACCAACAAAACGGTGTTGTGACCAACACTCCCCGTTATTCACAGTTGGGTGGACTCAATGGTGCAAGCAAAGTATCCAAAAACGGTATGCAGGTCAAGAAGCCTGGTGACGGCAAGCGGGTTATTTAATTTAAAAAGAGGGTGTATCAATGTCTTTAGAAAACTTATCTTTAGAAGCTCGTGATGAATTGGCTTCCTTGGCTCAAACAATGGCTGAGGACCCCAAGACACGTGAGGCTTTTTTGCGCTTGACTCAACAAGTTAAGCCTGATTTGCAGATTCCTGAAATTCAAATCAAGGATTCAACTCGTGCTGAAATTGAAAAGATTAGGCAAGAGAATGCTGCTCTTCAGGCCAAAATGAGAGAAAGGGATGCTCTTGAAGAACTATCTAGCAGACGCAATAGCTTGGTCAAAAAAGGTCTTATTGAATCTGAAGACGAAGTTAAAGACGTTGAGAAACTAATGCTTGAGCGTGGTATCACTAACCATGAAACCGCAGCCGAATATCATAACTGGATGAAGCAAGCTGCCAAGCCTACACCATCTGGTTACAATCCCAATGCCATGAGCGGGTTTGACCTGAAGGGTTATTGGAAGAATCCCGTGTCTGCTGCTAGAAATGAAGCAGCCAAGGCATTGAATGAATTGCGTAATCCTAGAGGCATGAGGCCCATAGGATTAAATTGAGTTGGTAAAGAGGGTTTAATTTGTAGGGGCAGTGATGCCCATCTTTAAGGAGTCGTTATGGCTATAGGTGGTGGTATTCTGCCAGCAACAGGGTCGAGTCAGTTTACTGAGTTAACCTACGTTACCCGCAGAGCTTTTATTCCAAAACTCGTTGTACAACTGTACAACAGCACGCCCTTGATGGCAGCATTGATTGCAAACAGTCAACAAGCCTCTGGTGGTGTGTCTTCTGTAACCGTGCCTGTTCAGGGTGCTCAATTTGTGAATGCTCAGTGGTCTGACTATTCTGGTTCATTCAACCAGCCGTCAGTTCAGCAGGGTGCTTACAACGCTGAGTATGACCTCAAGCTAATGATTTCTCCCGTACCGTTCCTCGGTATGGAGGGAGCCGTTCAGCAAGACGCAGCTATTATTCCGTTGATTGAAGCTCGTATGAACGATGCAACCAACGTGATGATGGATGCAATGGCAACAGCTTTGTACAACAACACAACCAACAACCAACAGTTCATCGGCTTGCCCGCTGCTGTGGATGATGGTACAGGTGGTTCTACATACCAAGTCACTTACGGTAACATCAACCGTAATACCAATACTTGGTGGCAGTCCAAAGTGTACGCTGCTGGTAACACAAACCCCACAAGACAAAACATTCTCCAGTACATCTCTGGTACAGTGAAAAAAGGCGCAGAAATGCCTTCTTTCGGTGTCTGCGGATTTGGTACTTGGACATTGTTGGCTCAAGACTTTGTTGGTCAAGAGCAATATGTTATTACCCCAGGTTCAGCCTTTGATGGCGATAACAATGGTCCTCAAGCAGCATTCAGAGCACTGATGGTTGCTGGTGTGCCAATTTATCCTGACCCATACTGCCCAGAAGGTACGGTCTATTTCTTGAACACCAACTACTTGAGCTTGTACATCCACGAGCAAGGTTCATTTGTGTTCACAGGATTTGAGTCTACTCTTCCCAACTGGCAGATTGGTTACGTTGGTGCGGTTATTATGATTGCCGAATTGGTAAGCGTGAAGCCAAAGTCAATGTCCAAAGTCACTGGCTACAACTACTTGTCACTATAAAGGAGTTCAGTCATGTCACTTTCACCCAATAAAATCATTCTTGCTAATGCAGCGACCAACACCGCTGGTGCATATTTTGAGCCTACCGCAGTCAACGCTACATCTTCTGGTGTAACCGTTCCTGCTGGTTTGTATCAAGCGTTGCCCACGGCTAACGTCTACATTCAGTTCAACACTTCTACCAACATTGCTTCACCAACTTGGACCAACATCCTAGCTGCAAACACTGCTGGTATCGTGTGGTCTGACGGTACAAACGTGCAAGCTGTATCTTCCAACACATCTGCAACCATTACGCTCTACGGCTCAAATGGTGGTCAGGCTGTGTCAGGCACTTACAACAACGTCTAAGGAGCACCTAATGGCTAATCCCGATTCAGTCAGTCAGTTTTACTTAGATTCTTTTGGGAGCGGTCGTATTGGTACTGTTCAAGCCACTCAGTTCAACACGGCTGGTAATGCTGTCATTACCATCCCGTTGCTCAATGGTGGTATGACCAAGGGTGCTGCGGTCAATTCATCAGGTGCAGTAATTGTTCGTAGAATTACGATTAACAACCCATCTGGCTCACTGGCTTCAGCCAATGTATCTATCACCACTAGCAATGACGGCAATGCAAGCAATGCTGTTGTAGCCAATGTGGTGTTGGCTAACTTGACTGCAACTGGTTTGTATCAAGACTTGACAATTGCCTCACCTTACAGCACCACAACCGCAGTCAGTGGATATAACACCAACGCTTTGTACGTGAATATCAACACAGCAAGTGGAAACAGCAACACTGCTAGTATTCAGGTATACGGTGACGTAGTTACTTTCTAATGAATGTTTTTGTAACCAATCGTAGTGAAGTACCGTTGACCGTAGGGTATGACGGTACTCTTTACGAGTTTAAAAAAAATGTTCCTGTTGAATTGCCTTATGAAGGTGCTGTGCGTCTTTTTGGGCATGAACAAGAGGACAAAGAGCCTATTCTAGTTCGCTATGGATGGATTAAACTTCATAGTGAATTAGAAGAAGGTTTAAAGATTTTGTCTCGGTTTGAGATAACAACTGAGAAACCTAACAGCTCGCAACCCTCGGCTGTAGGCGTAGTACCCTTGCGTGTTGAAAAGCACGTAGGGGGAAAATCCTCACAGAGGGCAGCATAACATGGACGCTAAATGGCAACCTTATCTTCCTATCTCACGGAAGTCCGTAGGCTCTTGCACGATGCCAATGGAGTCTTCTGGTCCGACTCGGAGCTGACGGACGATATCAATTCTGCCCGTGAACGAGTCGTTAGAGATACTGGTTGCCTACGTACCCTGATTGTTTCAGCCACCCCTATAGGGGCAGATGGTTCAGCAGCTATACCTTGGGCTGCTAATCTTGCTGTTACTGCTGGTCAGTACATCTTTTCCAACATTTATACCTATCAAGTCACAACCAGTGGCACGCTAGGTACATCTGCACCTCCCTATCCAACAGGCAATGGTGGATTTCCACCTAGCACGCCTTTTGCTAATGGCACAGCGTATTTGACCTATTACGCTCCTGCTGAAATTATTCCGTATTCAGCTTTGAATGTTACCAATCAGATATTAGATGTCCTCAATGTCACCATTTATTGGGGCAATAGTCGTATTCCGCTCAGATATTTGCCTTTTAGCAACTTTAATGCCCAATTGAGATATTGGCAGAATTACATTGGCAGACCCGTGTGTTTCTCTGTTTATGGTCAACAACAGATTTATATTGGTCCTGTGCCTGACCAGAGCTATTTGATGGAAGTGGATACGGTGATATTGCCTTTGCCATTGTCTCAAAACACACCCAATGCTGTAGACCCTATCAATGACCCATTCACGCAACCTGTAGCCTTTTACGCTGCTTACAAAGCCAAGTATAAAGAGCAGAGCTATGGTGAAGCAGAGATATATCAGCAACAATACAAACAACAAGTACAGGCAGCTCTCAATAGCTCCTTTACAAGACGCATACCTGACCCCTACTCAACACCGTACTAATCATGGCAGCAGCAGAACAGAAAAAGTCCTATGCCATTATTAAAGCCTTCAAAGGTTTAAATACCAAGGCTAATCGCACGGCTATTGAAAAAGAAGAGTTCAGTTGGCTGGAAAATGCTCAGCCTATAGGCAGTGGCAATATCAAGATTGTGGCTGCTCAAAACAACTTGACATTTGCAAGCAATAGCAGTGCCAACATTGTGACCAGTGCGAATGTTGCGTCTTTTTACTCTACCAACATTAACCTGACAGACTATTTACTGGCATTTGAGAATGATGGTAGAGCTGAGTATGTGAGCATTATTGGTAGTGGTGCTAATGTAGGGCAAGGAAATACAGCGGGAAATGTTGCTGTTACAGGCACATTTTCCAATTCTGGTGTGACGTATTGCCAGTACAAAAATCAGTATGCGGTGATAGGTGACCCTAAAAAAGGTTTGTTTGCTTGGGATGCAACACACCTCAATCCTGTTGGTAGTGTGGGCAGTATTGGTATTACTGTGCCAGGTGCAGGGTATACAGAAGCACCCAATGTGGTGATAGACGCACCTACATCAGGATATGGCGTGCAAGCTACTGCTGTGGCTACCGTGACCACAGGTGCGGGAGGCGTGGCTTCTGTGACAATCAATGCTGGGGGTAGTGGATACACTACTTTGCCAACAATAACATTTAGTGCGCCAACTACGGCTGGCGGTATAACTGCTCAAGGTGTTGCGACAATTACCAGTGGCGCAGTTACAGCAATAACAGTTACAAACCCTGGTTCAGGTTATATTTCAGCTCCAAGTGTCAGTTTTTCAGGTACAGGTGGAGCATCTGCTACAGCCACGTTAGTACAGGGTTCTCTTAACAGCATTACCCTTACCAACGCAGGATTAGGTTACACATCACCTCCCAATGTTACTATTTCGGGTGGTGGTTCTAACATCACAACAACAGCAGTAGCCATCACTTCTCTCATTACTTTTGCCACAGGCACAGTGGCTATTTTGGTGACAAGCGGTGGTTCTGGATACACTTCTGCACCTGCTGTGACCATCACAGGTTCTGGTACAAACGCTGCGGGTACGGCTATTTTGTCAGGTGGCTCTGTCACGCAAGTGATTATGACGAACCCAGGCACGGGTTATACCGCCAACACCACAGTTTCTTTTGGTGCTGCACCTATGGGTGGTACAACTGCCACGGGTATAGCTATTACCAACACAGATGGAATTGTGGATGTAGCCACGTTTTCAGGGCGTACTTGGGTGGCTGCGGGGCGTACAGTCTACTATTCAGCCTCTACAAGCCCGTTTGACTTTACGTCAGTAAGTGCTGGCTCACTGACATTGACAGACGAAACCCTGCACGGAAACATCACGGCTCTGTATTCAGCCAACAATTTCTTGTACATCTTTGGTGATGATTCGATTAACGTCTTCTCAGATGTTAGGGTCACCTCTACGGGAGCTACTCTGTTTACCAACACCAATGTGTCGGCTTCTGTGGGTACTAAGCGTATTTACGCTATCTTTCCGTATTTCAGAAGCCTGTTGTTTATGAATGACTACGGTATTTATGCCCTGGTTGGTAGTACAACATCCAAGATTTCAGACCCGTTAGACGGTATTTTCCCGTATATTGACTTCTCACAGCCTGTGACTGGGGGGCAAGTGCTCCTCAATAACATCCTGTGCGCTGCATTTAACTTCTACGTTAATTCATCTTTTCCGCTAGGACCTGCACCCAGTCGGTTTATCCAAGCTGTGTTTTTTGAAAAGAGATGGTTTATTACCTCTCAGGGCAACGGTATCAATTATGTGACTTCTGTACCTGTAGGAGGTGTTGTAAGCCTCTACGGTGTGGCTACAACCACGCTTTACAGGCTGTACAACAATCCATCAGCCAATATAGCGTCTTATATTCAGACTGCTCTGGACCCTATGGGGGACAGTATCAGGACTAAACAAGCCCTGAAATTTGGTGTAGAAGCGACTTTGACTCAGGGTGGCACGTTCTATATCACTGTAGACTCAGAAAGCGGTTCTAGCCCCGTTTACGTGCTTTCTACCAATGCGTCTTGGATTAACAATGTAGGCACGACTATAGGTTGGACAAATAATGCGTCTGCTACGATAATTTGGGTAACAAGCAACGGGTATTATCTGTACAAATCAGATGCACAGCAGTATGGTAAATATCTAGGGTTAACCCAGACCAGCAACAGTGCTGCGTTCACGGTTAACACATTCGAGTTTGAACATGAATTAAGAGTGAGGTTCTAAAATGGCTGTTCCGTATACATTTGGCTCTGCAACATCGGCTATTCCACTTTCACAGTTGGATAGTAACTTTGCCACTGCTATCACACTAGGGTCAACAGCCCTGACACTGGGTACAACTACTACTACTGTTGCAGGGTTAACCCTCACATCTCCTGTTATTAGCACAATTAGCAACACAGGCACATTGACTCTGCCCACAAGTACAGATACTTTGGTAGGTAGAGCAACCACAGATACGCTGACCAACAAAAGCATTAGTGGAAGCTCAAATACATTAACAAACATTCCCAATAGTGCGCTTACCAATACAACGGTAACTATTGGCAGTACAAGTATTGCTTTAGGTGGCACGGCAACTACGGTAGCTGGCCTGACACTTACAAGTCCTACCATGACTACCCCCATATTGGGTACACCTACTTCTGGCACGTTGACCAATTGCACAGGATTGCCGAATGGTGGTTTAGTAAATAGTTCAATCACAATTGGAGGCACATCCATTTCATTGGGCGGGTCATCTAGCGCAATTACGAATGACATAACAATTCATGGATTGACTGTTGGTCAAGGTGCGGGGTCGGTATCGACTAATACTGCGGTGGGTGCGAGTGCTTTACAAGCAAATACAAGTGGAGCCGAAAATACTGCTTTAGGTTATCAGGCTGGTTATAGCAATACTACAGGTGTAGAAAATGTATTTGTTGGCAAAAGTGCAGGTTATGCAGCTACTGGAAGTTATAGTGTAGCCGTTGGTTTTGAAGCAGGTTATAACAACACAGAGGCAACTAACGGCAATGTATTTCTTGGATATTGGGCAGGAAGAGCAAACACAAGTGGAAGCGCAATAGTTGCAGTAGGAACTTCCGCACTTCTTTCCAACACCACTGGTCAAACTAACACAGCAGTTGGTCGTTCTGCACTTCAAGCTAACACCACAGCATCTAACAACACTGCTGTTGGTTATCAGGCGGGGTATAGCAATACTACTGGCCAATACAATGTGTTTATGGGCCAAAATGCTGGCTCTGCAAATACAACTGGCGCTTATTGCACTTATATTGGAAGAACTGCTGGCGGTAACGCAACGGTTGGAAACAACACTTTTGTTGGTATTAACGCTGGGTACCAAGTAACAACAGGAACGGGTAATACATTTATTGGTGTAATCAACACAACTACAAGTAGTGGTGCTGGTCAAAATATGACCACAGGCTCTAAAAATACCATTATTGGCGGTTTTGATGGGAACATGAGTGGTTTAGACATTCGCACATCAAGCAACTATATTGTATTGAGTGATGGGGATGGGAACATAGGCGCTTACTGGGATAGTAGCAAAAATATGCACTTACCCACGAGCAACACAGGTATCATATTCAACAACTCATCGGCTTTAACAAACTCTACATTTAATGATTATGAAGTAGGAACTTGGACACCAACTTGGTCTGTAAGTGGAGGAACTATAAATACGCCAGGTTATGCTACTGGCACTTACACCAAAATAGGCAATACTGTTTATATAAGAGGTTACATTTCTTATGGAGGAACTGTTACTGGTTCGCCATCTGGAGGATTATCTATTTCAGGATTACCTTTTAATCCTGGAAATGGATTTGGTCAATCAAACATTTTTGCTGGTGGAATAACGGCTATATCCACAGCATTTTGGAATTCAAACCCACCATCTTTTGCACAAATTCAACCTGGAACAACTACAACAGTTGGTCTTTCTTATAGAGTATCAACTGGAACTGCTGGAGTTCAATATTCAGACATGAATACAGGGGCAACAAATTTCTCTCAATTTACGTTTCAAGGTCAATATACAGCAACATTTTAATCATAACTAAATTGGATGGTTTAGTCGGACAGATTTAACAAGGAGAAACAACATGGCTTTAGAAAAACAAGTAACAATCGACAAGATTGAAGTTTTGGAACAAGGGCAAATTCAAGTGCGTCAAATTACTCGCATTATTGAAGACGGAAAAGAATTGTCTGCTTCTTATCACCGTTGGGCGTTAGCACCTACTGATG